CCCCGCCTTTTCCTTATAGCCGCCAATCATACGCAGTCGATCTTCTGCATTAACAAATATCCGTCGAAGCTAACCTAGTACCGACGTAAAACTAAAGGAAAGGGTGTATAACCATGAAAGCCAGAGGGATCTTGGTCATCGATTTTGAGTTCGAAGGGTTTAAGGAAGCAGCCGAAGAGCAAGAGAAGCTCGAAGCAGCCTTGAAGAATATCGTGACGGGCAATCGTAGAGTTGTCCATTATCAGATGGATCTAAAAGAGCGTCGGGGTGATGCTCCACTAGACATCAAACGGATGAAGTTCCGCAACAACTAGACCTTCCCCATACTAGGGGTACTTAGAGGCCTCGCCATTTCGGCGGGGCTTTTTTTATGCCGACTATTGACAGATCGGTGCGTGTCGTGCCACTTAATACATCCTAACTAACTTGAAGAGGAGAGTGCCGATTGGACCACGCAGTATTAAGGAACCTACTATCGAGCCAATTTTACCGAGAGAATAAGAGCCGACTGAAGGCCGATTTTTTCGGAGACGATGCCCAAGATCTCTACAAAGTATTGATTGCGGCACATGATAAGTATGACCATGACATCACAGCCAAGGAACTGATGGCCTTGTATGAGATGCAAAACCCAGTAGCTACCGCATCAGACAAAGCAATCATTCAGGATCTGGTTAACGTCATCTCGAAGACCGACCCAATGTCTGACGACATTGCGGCTGATGTGATTACTAATATGTGGCGTCAGGCCCGTGGACTAGACATTGCCAACTTAGGCGTGGCGATTAACCAAGGGAATTACGACGCACTACAACAGCTACGCAAGCTAATCGAGGAGAGTTCCGATGGCTTCAAACCCGATGATTTTGGTACTCCGACTACGAAAGACATCTTTGAGCTTATGGCTCAAACCGGAGATGATTCCCGTTGGGCGTTTAACATCTCAACGATCAAAGAAGTCTGCTATGGTATTGGTCCCGCAGAATTCGGGATTATCTTCGCCACACCCAACACAGGCAAGACGGCATTTGTCATTAGTCTATGCTGCGCCCCGGGTGGTTTCTGTGAGCAAGGAGCCAAAGTCCTATACCTAGGCAACGAGGAACAGACTAGCCGTACTATGTACCGTGCAATGCAAGCATGGTCTGGCATGGACAAGTACCAGATTGCTGATGCCCCTACCCTATGCCGTAAGAAGTTCGAAGACATCGAAGACAACATCGAGATGTTCGACATACAGGATTGGACGCTGGCCCAGATCGAGGCCAAGTGTGAATCCGAGGCGGTAGACGTACTGATCATCGATCAGGCGGACAAGGTGCAAATTGAAGGCAACTACAACGCATCACACGAGCGGCTGCGGGAACTCTATCGCCGCCTTCGTGAGGTAGCCAAGAGGCAGCAATGTGCAGTCTTAGCCGTGTCTCAGGCTTCTGCGGATGCAGAGAAGAAGACCCGACTATCCTTCACGATGATGGAAGGCTCCAAGATTGGTAAGGCGGCAGAGTCTGACCTGATCCTTGGTGTAGGCCGACATAACGCTGAAGTGGAGAGCAATGAGCCAGACCACACACGTTTTGTCACGATCTCTAAGAACAAACTCAGCGGATGGCATGGAACGATCATCTGCAACATTCAACCAGAGGTAAGCCGTTATGTTGAATGAGACTGATCTCCAAGAATTTTATGAACTAATCGATAAGAAAAAAGCCGAGCAGAAAAAAGAACCAAATCATCTTGTGGCAAAGCAGCTACAGATCCTTGACCACTTCCTGATGCTCGAAAAGATGCTGAAGGGAATGTACTACAAATGAATGTTTTGTTTTTGGACGGTGAAACAACCGTATGCAAGCTCGGAGATAAAACAGACAACTCGCCTAAGAACCCAAACAATAAAGCGGTAGCCTTCTACTGGGCTAAGAGCGATCCTGTGTTCTTAGATGTAGAGTTTTCTGTCTTCTATCACAACGAACAGCCAGTACCTGATAGTCGTGATGCATTACAAGAAGCCCTAGACTGGGCCGACGTAATGGTATGCCACAATGCTAAGTTCGACGCCTTCTGGCTACTAGAGATGGGCTTCCGTATACCAGAACGTATATACTGCACGATGGTGGCAGAATATATACTGGCACGAGGCCAGCGCACCGAGTTGTCGCTTAAAGCTACAGCCGAGCGTAGGAACGTCACTCGTAAGAAGTCAGACCTAGTCGATGAGATGTTCAAGTCTGGCACTGGTTTCGAGGCTATGCCTCTGAACATTGTACACGAGTACGCAGAGGCCGACGTAATCTCATGCGCCGAGATCTATTATCAACAACAAGACGACTTTGCGACAGACGAGCTAAAGCCGTTGGTCAAGGTCATGGATCTGATGATGGACATGATGGATTTCTTGTTAGAGATCGAAGGCAACGGCATCAAGATTGACCTCGGCGTATTGAACGAAGTCGGCAGCAACTATCAGCGTGAGAAGGACGCACTAGAGAAACGTCTCGACGAGATCGTGACCGAAGTCATGGGCGATACACCCATCAACCTAAACTCTGGTGCGGATCTATCGAAGGTAATCTACAGCCGTCAGGTGATGGACAAAGAAGTACATCGTACAACATGGAACATCGGCGTCGATCACAGAGGGAAGAAGCTACGTCCGCCTCGGATGAATGCAGCGGCCTTCTCTCGTGCAGTACGTGAGACGACCCAGAAGATATATCGGACGGTGGCTCAGTCTTGCATCGAGTGTGAAGGCGTAGGCAAGATTCGAAAGATGCGCAAAGACGGTACGCCGTTTAAGCAGCTAAACAAATGCCCAGTCTGTCATGGCGAAGGTGCGTTATACATACCACACGGTAAGGTAGCGGGACTGAAGCTAAACCCTACGTCGGCAGACGATGCGTCGATTAATGGGTTTAAGACTGACAAGATCACAATCAAGAAGCTGATCAGTCAGGCCAAGTTCAAGGACAACCTGATTGCGGTAGAGTTTCTAGAGAAGATCAGCCGCCTGAATGCTATCAGTACCTACCTCGACAGTTTCGTTAAAGGCATCCAGACATGGACTAGACCGTCTGGTCTATTGCACTCGTCCTTTAATCAGACTGTGACTGCGACGGGCCGCCTGAGTTCTACTAACCCCAACTTCCAGAACTTACCCAAGGGATCAAAGTTCGAGGTTCGTAAGGCGATTGTCAGTCGGTTCGAGAACGGTCTCATCGGAGAATGGGACTTCAGTGGTTTGGAATTTAGAGTCGCTGGGGAACTATCCAGAGACGAACAGATCATCGAAGACATTCTGAACGGCAAGGATGTACACAGCCAGACTGCGTCAATCATCCACCAAATACCACCAGAACAGGTAACCAAGGACCAACGCTCCGCAGCAAAATCTGTGACGTTCAGCCCCCTCTACGGCGGCATGGGCGCAGGTGAGCCGGAGCATGTGCAAACGTATTTTAAGGAGTATTTCAATGTCTACAAAGGCCTCAAGAAATGGCACGGCGAACTCGCAGACCAAGTTCTCAAACGAGGATTTATACAAACACCGAGTGGCAGACAGTTTGCGTTCCCCGGAGCTAAACGGCTTCGGTCAGGAAGAATTACCAACCACACGCAAGTGGTTAACTTCCCAGTTCAGAGCTTTGCTACAGCGGATCAAGTCCCTCTGGCGTGTATCCGTGCGCTGACCATCTTCAAGTCACTGAACCTGAAGTCAAAGATCATACTGACGGTGCATGACTCCATCGTCGTAGACATCCATCCAGACGAACTGGACAAGGTCAATGGTGCGCTCAAGTGGGCCATGACTGGCGTCACAGACGAGCTAGAGGGACGCTTCGGGTACCGCTGCGTTTTGCCTTTAGACATCGAGGGATCTTATGGCCCAAATTGGATGGAACAGACGGAACTAAGTGTTGACTGACGCACTTAGTTATTCTAATCTGAAATTCCTAACAAAGAGGAGATCACAATGGGTGATTTAGCAGTAGCAAATCCAGCAAAAATGGCTGAACTTAATGCTATCTTAGGCATCAATGATGCGCCAGAAGGTGGAAGCAACACAGGACCATCGAACCGTCTACCAGAGTTGAAGATTAACTATCAACGCAAAGATAAGTCGGGGCGATCAATCAAGGACAAGATTGGTTGGTTCTATGTGAAAGGCCTCGACAAAGAGGTCTACGCAGAAGAAGTGAAGATCCGTGTACTGTCTCAGGTGTTCCAGTGGATCGACTTCGACGAAGAGGAAATGAGACCTCGAAACAAGACCGTGATGATCCCACGGTTCTCAATGGAGCCTATCGATGAGCTAGGCACTATTCGCTGCGGTAAGCCTACCTCTAAGGAGATGGCGGACTGGACAAAGGAAGAAAAGGCTCGATTCAAAAGCATCGATCTGTTTCGCCAGCTACGTGGGCTTGTGTCCTACAAAGGCGTGACGGCGGACGGTGAAGAGGTTGAGATCGAGAACCAGCCGATGATCCTGATGAACAAGCGTGGTAACTATATGACCTTCGAGGATCAGGTTATCCGAAATATCAAAGGACGAGACTTTAAAGACTTCTGGGTGACAGTTCGTGCCATTGAACAAGAGATGGGATCTGTGGTATACTATACGTTCGACTATGAGCCTGACCTACTAAATCCTGTGGCTCTAGACGACGACACATACCAGACCATGTTACATTTCGCCGATATGATCTCCTCTGAGAATGAGAAGATTAAGACGAAGTACAACGCCTCGTTGGGTGGTCTGGACGCCATTGATGTGGCGGCTATGGAAGCTCTGGACTCTGATCTGGAAGACGATCACGAGTAATGGAACATCCATACGAAATACGACTACACCGACTCCTAGAGCGTCTGTCGAATAATGAGAATGATGATCTTCTTGCTGATAAGAAGAACGTCTATCAGATAATCGACGACGCAGGGGAGATGTGGAAAGAGGCTATGGCAAAGCAGTTATTGCGTGAGCCAGAAGACAACTTCCGCATTCGGGGTTCTAATGCAGGGCGACCCCTCTGCCAACTCCAGATGGAGAAGATGGGGAAGCCTCGCAGTCGTATGCCTTACAATCATATTGTACGCATGATGCACGGTGATGCTATCGAGTGTATTATTGAGGTGTTGCTACGGGTAGCAGACTTCAACATCACTGGTGGCAAGGACAAGGTCTCTCTGAAGGTTAAGGATACCGAGATCAAAGGAGAGTCCGACATCGACATCGATGATGCGGTATGGGACACAAAGTCCGCCAGCCCTTGGGCCTTCTCTCACAAGTGGAGTGATGGGTTTGAGGGTTTAGCCGACAACGATGATTTTGGCTATGTAGATCAGTTGATGGTCTATTCTATGGCGCAAAAGAAAAAAGCAGGTGGCTGGATCGTTGTGGACAAATCGACAGGCCATGTGAAGTTTGTCGAGTGCCCCGATGACCCGAAGCGTAAGAAATCTACGCTGAAGGAAATCATCAATAAGATTGACAACATTGATGGCGAGTTCAAGCGTTGCTTTGAGCCTGAGGACGAGACGTTCAATCGTAAGCCTACAGGTTCAAAGCGACTGCCTGAACAATGTAGTTTCTGTTCTTACTTAGGCTCGTGTTGGCCTAAGGCGAAGCATCTACCGCAGACAATGTCTAAGGCTAAGAACCCTCGGTACTACTGGTACACCCAGTATGAGGGAGAAGAGCTTAATGGCGATCAAACCTAGTTCCGCCAAAGCCAAGGGACGCAAGCACCAACAGTGGGTCAGAGACAAGATCTACGAGTTATTTCCTCAACTAGAGGAAGGTGATGTGCGCTCCACGAGTATGGGGGCTGGTGGTGAAGATCTACAGTTATCACCGGCCGCCCGAAAGCTCCTACCACTGTCCATCGAATGCAAGGCCTTCAAGTCCTTCGCCATCTACAAGGTAGTGGAACAAGCCGAGGCTAATGCCCCCAAGGGGGCCGAGCCAATAGCCATCATCAAGGGTGATCGAAAGCGGCCCTTGGCGGTGATCGACGCAGAATTCTTTTTAAAATTGATGAAGGACAGACATGGACCCCAAGGATCTTGAACCCGACACGCTACTACTACGACTACGCATCTTAGACGATGGTGAAGTCGAGGTATTTTCTGGCCACAACATTACCGACGATGTCTCAGAAGAACAGGCACACTTCTACATCGATATGCTCAACGGCCTACAGACAATGATGGAGTCGGCGACAGAGCATGTCGTGATGATAGGCACTTTTCTGCGGACAATAAACAATTTGCAGCAATCCACTGAGATCGAGTTTGAGCCAGACGAAGAGCTACTCGAAGCTCTCAAAGACAAGAAGGTTATCCCCTTCAGTAAAAAATTACTCAACTGATGCATACGAGGAACAGAATGGACTTTGACGCCACAGAATACACGCTGACTCTCGATGAAGCCAATGACATGGTGAACCACCCACCACACTACAATACGAGTGGTATTGAATGCATCGAAGCGATCTATCACGCCTTAGGTGAAGACGGGTTCATCTCGTACTGCCAAGGCAATGCAATGAAGTACCTCTGGAGATTCAAGTACAAAGGCAAGGCCGTTGAGGATCTCAAGAAATCGAAGTGGTATATCAGTAAGATTGTCGAGGTACTGGGCGAAGATGAGTAAGGCGGACTACTCGGTTCGCTTGGTCAGCAAGACTGCTTGCGTACCGCTCCTACAAAGATACCACTATCTTTCCAACATATCGAAGGGATTCAAGTCTGGCTTTAATGTTGGGCTGCATCACAGAGACAATCTGGTGGGTGTGTGTATCTTTACTGGCTGGCCTGTGCCTGAGTTACTCAAGGGTTGCTTTGGCCTACCACGCACAGAACAGGATGGGTTCTGGGAGCTATCTCGATTGGTACTGCATCCCGAGCATCAATCGTCTGAGCATAACCTAGCCAGTTGGTTTGTTAGCCGATCTGTACGCAAGCTCAAAGCGTCTCAGTATGTACGCTCGATCTTATCCTACGCAGATAACGACTTCCATCAAGGCACCGTCTATGCCGCCTCGAATTTTAGATATTACGGACTGTCCGACGCCAAGAATGACTTCTGGATTAAGCAGCCCGATGGGACGTTCAAGAAGCACTCTAGAGGCAAGGTTAAAGGCCTCGACGGCGAGTGGCGTCCCAGAACCCGCAAGCATCGCTTTCTACTCACATACGACAAGAGTCTGTCCTGTCAGTGGGTGGAGCAAAAATGGAAACCCACAATTAAGGAAGTAGCAGTGAATTTTGAAGACTATCAAACTCAAGCGTCTAAGACGGCAGTTTACCCAGACGCAGACGTAATTACATACCCGACCTTCGGATTAGTCAGTGAAGCGGGTGAAGTAGCAGGTAAGGTCAAGAAGGTCTTACGTGACAAGAATGGACACTTCGATCCAACGGAACGAGAGAAGATCGCAGACGAAGTGGGTGACGTACTTTGGTACATCGCCGCCCTGTGTACCGACTTGGGCATCGGTATGGAAACAATCGCCCAACGAAATCTAGACAAATTGAATAGCAGAATGGCACGGGGCGTAATCCAAGGCTCTGGCGATAATCGGTGAGGTAATAATGAGCAATTTCAAATCTAACTTGAACCCAATGTTTCGGTCTAAGTTCAGCGAAGACATCTTCAATCATAAGTATAAGCACGAAGGCGCAGAGACATGGGACCAACTGTCTAAGACCCTTATCAAAGACGTGTGTGGTGAATATTTAACAAAGGAAGAACAGGACTTCCTGTACGAGACACACCGTGACATGAAGTGGGTAGCTGGCGGACGGTATCTGTATTATGCAGGGAGACCAAACAAATTCTTTAACAACTGCTACTTGCTGAAGGCAGAGGAAGATACCCGAGAAGATTGGGCCGATCTGTCGTGGAAGGCGGAGAGTGCCTTGATGACAGGCGGCGGCATCGGTGTAGACTACTCAGTCTATCGTGCAGCGGGATCTCCTATTGAGAAGACAGGCGGACAAGCGTCTGGCCCGATCCCTAAGATGAATATGATCAACGAAATTGGACGCCGTGTAATGCAAGGCGGCAGCCGTCGATCAGCCATCTATGCGTCATTAAACTGGCAGCACGGAGACATCAACGAGTTCTTATCCGCCAAAGACTGGGCCAATATGCCCGTAGGTAACACAGGCTCGACGCTGTGGGACATCAAGCAAGATGACTTCAACTTCCCTGCGCCGTTAGACATGACCAACATCTCGGTCAACTACGATACAGACTGGCTGCTACAGTACTACGAGACAGGAAAGCCGGGAGCCGTGTTCACTGAGAACGTGCGTCAGGCATTGAAGACAGCCGAGCCGGGTTTCTCATTCAACTTCTTCGACAAGGAGAAGGAGACACTACGGAACGCCTGTACAGAGGTCACGTCAGCCGACGACAGTGATGTGTGTAACCTATCGAGCATTAACATGGGCCGCATCGAAAGCATCCAAGAGATGTCTCAGATCGTAGAAGTTGTAACCAAGTTCTTAATCTGCGGCACATTGAAAGCCAAGCTGCCCTACGAAAAAGTCTACAAGACTAGAGAGAAAAACCGCCGCCTCGGACTTGGTCTCATGGGTATGCATGAATGGCTAATTAAACGAGGTTATCGTTATGAAGTTACACCCGAGCTACATGCTTGGTTGTCTGTCTACCGTGGGGTCTCGGATCGCACTAGCCGTGAGACTGCTGATCGTTTGTCTGTATCAGTTCCTGTTGCAAACAGGGCTATTGCACCTACTGGGTCCATTGGTATTCTTGCTGGCACTTCTACAGGTGTGGAGCCTATTTTTGCCGTAGCCTACAAGCGTCGGTATCTAAAAGGCCAGAACCGTTGGATGTACCAGTACGTGGTAGATAGCGCAGCCCAAGAACTTATTGATCGTTATGGAGCAGATCCAGAGAACGTGGAGTCCGCCTTGGATCTAGCGCAGGACTATGAGCGTCGGATGGCATTCCAAGCGGATGTGCAGGACTACGTCGATATGTCCATCTCGTCTACGATCAATCTACCTTCATACGGAAGTAAGCTGAACAATGATGATACGGTTGAAGACTTTGCTAATACGTTGGCTAAGTATGCACCCCGACTACGTGGCTTCACTTGTTATCCTGATGGGTCTCGTGGCGGTCAGCCTCTGACCTCAGTGCCATACCAAGAGGCCGTCGATAAGCTCGGAGAAGAGTTCGAGGAACATATCGAGACGCACGACATCTGTGACATCTCAGGGTCAGGCGGATCGTGCGGGATATAAGCACACCATGCATCAAGGTCTGTCGCATCGAAGGTGATTATTGCACTGGGTGCGGCAGACACACAGACGACATTCGAATGTGGTTAGCCTACAGCGAAGAGAAGCGTCTAGAACTAATGACGGAGTTAAAACGTGGGACATACAAGGAGCTACTAGCCAAGAGGTAGGTTATGAGCAACCAAACACTTGAACACGCCTTTCGTAAAGGAATCGAAGCATTCCGCAAAGGTAACTTTAACTCTCCATTCTCTAGCGGGTCTCTGAACCACAAGGAATGGCAACGAGGCTTTAATTCAGCCTACGTTGAAAACCAAAAGGGGTACATGTCGAATGTACAAGGAATTCGAGCGGTCTGAGTTTAATCTATACGACGCACCAGCCCGTGAACGGGCCAAAACCTTTTGGAGTCACGCAGGATACTCCTGTTATGACCACGAAGACGAGTTTGGTGTGGATCTAGTCGTGCGAGGCAAGAATAAGACGTTCTACTGCGAGGTAGAGGTCAAGAAGAGTTGGCATGGGGTCAAGTTCTCCTACGATACTCTCCATATTCCTGTCCGTAAGGCCAAATTCCTCACCAAACCCACCCAGTTTCTCGTCTTTAATCGAGGACTACACGCCGTGGCCCGTGTGGGCCGCAAAACAGTAGCCGACGCACCGTGTGTGGAAGTACCTAACTACAAATCCCCATTCGGAGAGCGTTTTTACGACATCCCAGCCGAGAAAGTAGCATTCTACACCCTCGGCGCAGCCACATAGGAGAATATTGTGGAACAAGTAGAAGCAACCCTTAAAGAAGCAACCGAGAAGGGTCTACAAGCCGTCTTAGTCTGTGGTTTCGATGAAAATGGACAGGTTTATATGAACAGTTCAGTCAATAGCATCCCATACATGCACTGGCTCTTGAATCGATCCATCTTCGAGGTGTCTCTGTTCGAAAAAAATCGACCAGAAGAGCCTGAAAAAGACGAAAAAAGCCCTGAAGCCGATTGACCTCAGAGCCTTGGATCTATATAACAATACATGATAGTGTGGTTTGGTCACTGCACTTCAAGTTAGAATGCAGCCCCTTCGAGCGAAAGCCTGAAGGGGTTGTTTTTATTCTATGGGTAGTGCTTCCCGTGTTTGCTCATCCATGAACGAACCATAACCTGCACGAGCTAGATGACGAGATAGGATCGACACTGCGCCCTCTTCGTTATTCTTGGCGAGTAGCTGCATGATTTCGTTGAACTTCTCTGGGCTGGCTACCATAAGATCGAAGGTAGCATCCGCCGAGACCTTTAGCTGTTCTCTATAGCCTTTGGTCATCGCCTCGCCTAAGTTACGAGCGATTGTCGCCTTAGGATTCAGGACACCCAAGCTGAGTACGACTACTCGATCCACAACCTTCTTAACGTCTTTGTCGTAGCTCGTAGTAGATCCGAATGTATCTCCACGAAGCGCACGTCCATTTACGATCAGGTCTTGGATCTCCATCAAGCGTACCACTTCTGCGGCACGATCCGCATCATTCTTAAAGACGATAGACAATGTCTTCAGTACAGGGCTGGCGGGATCTCGCAGAGCCTTAGATAGCTGTGCGGGACTATATCCAGCCACCGTCGAGGATGGCCCGTCTGTACCTAGACCAGTACGACGTGCAGTTGTGATCTTGGAACTTAGCCAAGTCAGATACTGCGACTGAATACCTTCACGGATAAGCGGGTTACCTGTCTCATCCGCCTGTGCCAATAGACGCTGCATCATGTTCACGGAGTCTGGCGAGTTGAAGATCTGGTTGAATGTGGCTGCGGCATTGTCCTTGATCTCAGGGTTACCTGTAAGATCGAAGATGAATTTAGACGCCTCTTTCTCTCTAGCCGACTTAATTGTCTCGGCGAATAATTCGTCGGCATTTGCCTTGGCCTCTTTAGCTGAGATCAGGCCAGCCTCCGCCATGCTCAAGTCTTGTACTACAGTCTTGAACTTAGCCACCTGATCAGGGGCCAGACGCTCTAGAACTGGTAGGTATTGCTGTACGCCTTTGATGATGTCACGAGAGCCGGGAAGCTGCCCCGCACTTAGGCCTTGGCGTACATTGTTTATAGCTTGAGCAATGTAGGCTTCAGCTAGGCCGGGTGTTGCAGTATTACTATCTAATGCTCTGGCAAAGGCACGTTGATACGGCAGGAACCCGCCTTCAAGTGCTTCGGTACGTGCATCGGCACCTGCACGTTGTGCATCATTCATCCCCTTCGCTACACCAGAGTCACCTATTAGGTTGGTGTTAACGTCTTTGGCTGCCGCCTCGAACTGACGCAAAGGCCTAGAGTTCAGCCAAGTGTCGGCGTGTTTAGCGTACATGTTCTTGGCTTGGATAAACGCAGGATCGCCGATGTTCTCTGCCATCGTGTCAATACCACGTTTCAGACCAATTAGCTGTTGAGCTTGTTGCGTAAGGCCTCTGCTCTGCAACAACTTAATACGATCCTCGATCATAGGGCGAAGTTCAGTAAATACCTCCTTAAACGAGGTACCTTCCATCTTCAGACGCTCTATCATTTCAGGATAGGTTTCAACAGTTACCGTACCCGGAGATGTGGCGGTTGCCATACCAGCGGTACCGTCACTGATCTTCGGAGTAACTTTCTGCATCAATCGAGTTAGAGGATCTGCTACAGTGTCCGTCACAGTTATAGACTTGATTATATTAGGCCACGCATCTTTGTTAGGGTATGCATCCTCAACCAAACGAACGAAGTCTTCTACAGGAAGCGGGATATCGGGCAGATTTCTAAAGGCGTCATTGTAACCAGTGAAGGACTTACGCCAAGTCTCATACAACTGTTCGCCAGTCATACGATCTAATGCATCCTTCGACGCTACGTCTGAAATCAGTGGATTATTGCGTAATGAGTCCCGAAGTAAGTCAGTGACGTAGTTCTGTGTTTGTGCCGAGTTAAGACCCGCTTCTGCCATACGCAGAGTGTCTTCGGCGTTAGTGACTACGTCTTTAGCCGCTACAACGTCATCGACGATAGGCTGACCTAGTTCTGCCCCTGCCTGTTGCGTAGCTGTAACACCACCGA